TCCACAAATATATAAAGGGTTTCCTTATTATTCCAAGTCTTCCTATTCTAAAAAATAGAAGACCAACCCGAGTCAATCCATTAATTACAGTAAAAAGACCACCATTAAGGAAGAATAATACCGAACCAACTTTTTTAAGATTTTCTAATACATTATCTTTTATTTGATTTAATTTTTCAGTATTACCTTCACTTAAAGCACGAATAGTTTCTATGCCTTGATAAAGGAGCCAACCAAAGAATAGTTGGTTGAAGAAGTTCATCAACCCACCAAGTGCAAACTGTGCCTTTGCTCCAATTTTTTGTACAGGTTTCTGTAGTGCGCTTTGTATCTTTCTTTCTATTAAACTCTCTTTTCCTTCTCTCAGTTGCTGCTGCGCCAGCATATTTTCTTGTTTATTTTTCTGCTGCGCTTCTTGTGCTTCTAACTGTGATGACTGCGTTACTAAGTTAGAAATACTTATAAGATTAGTATTAAGTTGGTTCATCTGAGAACCAACTGTTATCAGGGAAGAATTAATTTGTTGCAGTGTTACTTCATTGCGCTGCAACAACTCTCTAGACGCATTGTTGTCTGCAGCGACTGCTGGGTTATATGGAACGATGGCACCACCACCCAAGGAAGACGCAGAAAAGGATCTTCTAGCCTGGTCTATTCCTCCTTGGATTGGTGACCTCATCTCAGCCATTTGCTTTCTCTTTTAGATTTTCCTCTTCAATGTACTGCTTTAGGAGGGAAAGATATACTTCCTTTTCCCAAGGTATCATATTTTCTAACTCTGTCAATGAGTATTTATGATGCTGCATCAAAGCAAAATTAACCTTAAAGTATGACTCAAGATCAGTATGAGCCATACCTACGCGAAAAAAGCAGACAGTCCCTCCAACACAACTTCACTTTCAACTCCAGTATTTGGGTTCTTTACCTTGATGACATGATATAGTTTTGGCATCGTATCAAAGAAAGTTTCAATCTGTTTGAACTGTTTAGAACTCAACTGCTCCAAAAACTCTCTCAGTTCTTTCTTTGTACAGTCTGAAGCAGTCCAGGACTCTTCTTCAGTATAGACCTGCTCAATGCAAGAAGAGATAAGATCAAACGTATCATCAACACCAATAGACTCTTCTGTTGAAAAGTTGTTCTTGATGAACTCATTCATTGATGGATATCTCATCCTCAGAGTCAAGTCACTATCCAGACTAATATCTCTACTGTGCTTCTCTGATGTGTGAACCTGAATGTCATCTAGGTTGATGACTGTAGGAACTCTAGTCTGGTCATCATCTGGGCAAGTAATAAGAACTTCAACTTCTTCACCAACAGACTTGCCTCTGATATTAAGGAACAAGTATTCAATGTCGAACGTTGATAGTTCTTCTACCTTTACACCCCTGGTCAAAATACAGGCAGAGATAACTTCTTTTACAGCATTTGCAATTTGCTTATTGTCCTCACTCTCCATTGCAATGATGAGGATCTTTTCTTCCTTGACTAGAAAAGGTCTATATTTTATTTTCTTTTTCGTAGAAGGAATTTCCAACTCATATGTTGGCGTAGCAATCTTTGGTAAAGGCATAATAACCCAAAAAGTTCAGTTAAGTTTATTTATTTTACTGTGAGATGTTTCCCCCAACAGAGAATGGTTGGTTTTCTGCTGAATATCCAATAGAATTTATTGCACTGGCATCCATATTAAATGCTCCTTTGAAGAGTTCTGGATCATAATTTATGTTTGTCTCAAACATATCTCCATAGAAACTAATGTCATCTGGAAGTCCATTTTTATTATCAGAGTTTCCTCTGAAGATAGAATAACTATCATGTTTTCCAGCAACATATCTATCTACATTAAATGTAGCAGTTGCTTTTAATATCTCAGAGGTTCCATATTTAACAGGAGTTGCATTCAGTGCTTGTGGGAACATACCATAGAAAGTATATTCTATATTATTAGCATAGTCTCTGTCAAACTTTATTATCTTTGTCTGGTTTGTCTTGTAGTCTTCAGGGTATGCCATTCTAAAGAAGTATCCTTCACTAGACTGTCTCTGACCAGAGCCACTAGCAATAAACTCCATCCAGTGTTCTAAAAACTTTATAGTTCTATATTCACTATCAACATAGAACTCAAGTTGTATCTCAGTGTATGCTCTTGTGTGTGCCATCTTTTCAGTGACACCCATGTAGTTGCCAACAATGTCGGCGGTAGCAAAAGAACTTCCTGGAAGGGAAGCAGAGTCACATAGAAGACCGACAGTTTCTCCGATGAATCTGTAACCAACTCCTCTCACATTCAAATGCTGTCTCAAAGGCAGTGGAAGACCACCAAAAATAACCTGATAATGTGAGGTTTGCGCTAAGTTGGTTAGTGCTGGTTTGAAATCTGATATCCTTCTTGGTCTAGGTGCTGCCACTCTAAATACCTTATACGAGTCTTACATTATTAAGTATTTAG